AAGATTATTCTTGGTTTACAGAAATTGAAATTCAAATAAAAATGAAAGATAATCCAGCGGTTCTTGCAAACGACTATCTGCTTTCAGGGCACACAATGACTTTCTTTCTTGGAGCAGGAACCGCACCCGGCGTTGAAGCTGACAAAGGAGAATCTGCAACTTTCATTGGAGTTCCAAAAGATAAAATTATAAGAGGTCAAAAAATCTTTGTTCCTGTTGCGGATTATAAAGTTATAGACCAACTTATAAAAAACTAAACCTACAGGCGGCAATTCAAAGCCGCCTTTTTCTTTTAACCGTCGTTAAACTACTCAGCAATCTTCACCCTGCTATGCTAGAAAGCAGAGGTGTACAATGTTAAAACTCGAAGTATGGCGTAACCGCCAAAGCTACAATTTCAAGGCAGACCCGAACAAACCAGACAGCTTTGAAAACAACTGGAAGAACAACAGCCTTGACCAGCTGGTGCTTCTCAAAGACCAGAAAGTCCTTTTCCTTGCGAAAGCACAGACAGTCGCAAACTACTGTTTCGGCGACATGGCACCGGGTGACAAACTTCCGCACGGCGACACAATCGCTCAGGGAAAATTCACAGTCCGCTGCTTCGTCGAGCCTAGAAAGTTCCACGGCGAAATCCACGCAATCACAAGCACCACAGACCTTGACGGACAGCCAATCGACAGGAACGCAATGCAGATTTCTGAAAAGGGCTTCCAGAACGGACGCTGGCTCATTCACGACAAGTACAGCTTCAAGCTCGGCAAAGACACGAATTACGCTTGGTCGGCAGGTTGCTTCATTCTGTCTTCAGCTGACCTTGAACGGCTCAACGAAATTCTCAAAAACGAGGGCGTTAAGGCTGGTGACAAAATCGAAGGCGAAGTCATAGAGGACTTTTACGGAGACATTGTATGAGCATTGATTTAAGCAAACTGTTACCTGCGGCGGTCATCGTCGCAATAATCCTGACGGTGATTCTCACGGAAATCATCAAAAAGACAGACACAAAAGACAAGTTCAAAGGTTACAGGATTTATATTCCTGCAATTCTTAGCGGTCTTGAATCTGCTGTTCTTGCATTTGGCGAATTCTTCACTTGGAGGCAGACACCGTTTTACTGGGCGGTGATTTTTGCCGTGAGCGTTTTCGGCTATGAGGCAATCTACCGAAAAATCAAAACTTGGATAGGCATAGATGAAGGCACTTCAAATAGTTAAAACAGTCCTTGCCATAATCGGCTTGTTCGCCCTCGGAGTTCTGACAGGTGCATTACTTTTCAGAAAATCGAAGGCAGAAAAAGACGGTGATGCAGAAAAAGCAAAAGAGGAAAAGAAGAATGAGATTGAAAGCACTCCTGCTGACGCTCTTGTTTCTGATGCTGACAATGCAGACGAGCTTCGCGCAGAAAAAGACAGAATCAGAGCCGACTTCCGAGAACGAATACGGAATAGACTTGACGAAGAGCTACACAGGCTCAGAGCTTCTGGAGCTGATTCAGATTGTGGAACAGGAAGCGGAACAAGCTATTGACCAAGCCTTCAACGAGGGCTACAAACAGGGTTTGCTTGCCGCCGCTCCCGATGCCGAATACTGGCGGGTAAAGTCCTTGCAGTACGAGGCGGAAATCACGCGGCTAAAAAAAGAAAAATGGCTGTATGCTTTCGGCGGTCTTGGAGCGGGCTTTCTTGTCGGAGGCGGAATCGGCTTTACGATACGGCTTCAGAACTGATACTCTCGATTCTTTTAACGCCTGTTATAGCACAGGCGTTCTTTTGTTTTGGTAACATTCACTTAACGGGGTAGCTATGGAAATTGCAAAATTCGTTCTGACCTGTGTGGGAAGTTTTATCTCTGTGAGTGCTTTCTTCATGGGTATTTGGAAAGCCTACAGCAAAAAGGTGGGGGATGAAATCAAGTCCATTCAGCAACAGGCAGATGAGAAAATAAAGGAAGCAGAAGCTCACGCACGGAATGAAATTGACGAAGTGCGGGAAGGCTCAATCGCAAAGTCTGAAAAACTTGAAAAGCGGATTGCAGCCCTTGAAAAGAATGTTTCCGACTTGCAGCGGGATGTAAACCTTAATCTTGGACAAAGGCTCTCAAACATTGAAGGCGAAATGAAGGGAATGAATAATATTCTGAAACAGATTCAAGGCTGGTTCATAAACAATACACCAAGAGGCTAAAAATGAAAGACATATTCATCGGAAATCAGCGAATCCTCATCTTGCAGGGAATAGAAAAAAATATAACTCTCTCAAACGAAATGGCACAAAGACTTCTTCGTGTTTACGGACACACGCTACCGCTCGAAAAAGTAAACGCAATATGCCAGTGGCTTGAACAGCGTGGCTTGGTAACTATTGAACGGCTTGATGAAACGCTTCTCACAATGAAGCTCACGAAGCACGGTCAGGAAGTGGCTCTTGGCTTCGCCCGCGAAGACGGCGTTGACTTGCCTGTGGAGGATTAGTCTATGGGGCAGAAATCAAGCATTGACAGGCTTCCCGAAAATCTCCGCACAAAGCTCATAGAGCTTTTGCAAAATCCAGCAGTTACTCAGAAAGAAATCGTCGAGCTGATAAATGCCGAGGCTGGCGAGAATGTAGTGAGCAGAAGCAGCGTGAACCGCTACAAGCTCCGTATGGACAAATTTGCCGCCAAGACAAGGGAAGCCCGCGAGGTTGCGGACGCATACATCGAAAAATACGGAACAGAAAACCGCAACAAGCTCGGCAAGGTCGTGAATGAATATATCAAGCTGATGGTGTTTGACCTGACCACCGAACTAGAGGAACTCAAAGATTCGGACGGCGAGATTAAGCCTGAAAATCTGGCTGACATTATTTACAAAGTGTCGCGGGCAATCAAGGAACTGGAACAGGCTGAAAAGCTCAATGCACAGCGCGAGGCAGAAATCAAAGCAGCCATTCAAAAAGAAACTGCCGAAAAGGTCGAAACGGTCTGCAAGCAGAAAGGCGTAACGGCAGAAACAAAAGAAGCAATCTTGGCTGAGATTTTCAGCATTACGGAAAAATGACAATACAGGACGCGATGAACAAGGCAGTTCTCCTGCCGTATCAGAAATTATGGCTTCTCGACAAGGCACTCGTGAAAGTGTGGGAAAAATCCCGCCGTATCGGTGCTTCTTATGTTGAGGCGTTGAACTGCGTTATTATAGCGATGATGTCAAAGTCAGCTGGAGGAATGAACTGTTACTATCTTTCTTACTCAAAAGAAATGACACAGCAGTTCATCAACGACTGTGCGTTCTGGGCACACATTCTTGGAATCGCCTGTTCGGATATGGAAGAAGTCGTTGTCAGCGATGAAGACAAAGACATAATGGTTTACAGAATCCGCTTTGATTCGGGCTTCGAGATTTGGGGACTGCCTAGCGTTCCCCGCTCTCTCCGTTCAAAGCAAGGTCATGTCGTTATTGATGAGGCAGCGTTCGTTGACGATTTGGCGGAACTTCTCAAAGCTGCAATGGCTCTCTTGATGTGGGGTGGATCTGTTTCAATTCTCTCCACTCACAATGGTGACGACAATCCTTTCAATATCTTAATCCAGCAGATTCATTCAGGCGACAAGGACTACTCGCTCCATCACACCACGATTACGGACGCTCTTTCTGACGGACTTTACAAGCGAATCTGTGAGGTCAAGGACAAGGAGTGGACGGAAGAGAAAGAAAAGCAATGGCTCTCGCAGCTCGAAAAGGACTACGGCGACGCTGCTGAGGAAGAGCTTTACTGCATACCTACAAGAAGTGGCGAGCGTTATTTTCCTGCCGCACTGGTGGCTTCCTGTGCAGTCAAGGACAAGCCTGTGTTCAGATTTGGAGCAGATGATTCTTTCACATTCGAGAAAAAAGAACGCCGGGAAAAAGAGTGCCGGAAATGGTTTAAGGAAGTCAGACCTGTTTTACAGTCAACGGATTTGTCGGTCTGCTTCGGTGAGGACTTCGCGAGAAGCGGAGACCTTACGGTTCTTCACTTTGACACCGAGCTTTCGGACGGAAACACGGACACTCTATGCGTAATTGAGTTGCGGAATGTGCCGTTCGCTCAGCAGCTCCAGTTCATAATGCTTTGCTGCGAAACGCTGAAAAACTTTAACGGAGCGGCTTTTGACTCGCGCGGAAACGGTCAGATGATTGCCGAGATGATGGCACAGGAATATCCCGGTTCGATTTTCCAAGTTATGCTCACTCGTGCTTGGTATGCGGAAAATATGCCAAAACTGAAAACCGCCTTTGAGGACGGCAAGACGAATATTCCTGACGACCTGTTCTTGAAAGACGATTACAAGGTTGTCGGCTTGGTTCAGGGAGTTCCGCTCATAACCGACAGGACAGGAACTAAAAGAAGCAAGCGGCACGGTGACGGCTGCATAGCAAAGGCAATGTCGCTTTTCGCTCATAATGAGCTTGAGGGCGAGCAGTACCAAGAGATGACTTACGAGGCGGTCGAAACGCCCAACAGATTCAGACATAGAGAGGACGACGAATGGTAGACGATAAAGAAAAAGACGAAAACGAAACACAGGCTGGAAAGAAACAGCTCGCCAACGAACAGGCTTTTGCCGTTCCGTATACGAACAGAACTCCGTGGGCTGATTTTTCCCTGCTCAACAGATTGTCGCCCGAAAAGCTCGCCTCAATACTTCGCGATGTAAGAAGCGGCGAATGTCCTGCTGAATACTTGGAGCTTGCACAGGATATGGAAATGAGAGACCTTCATTATCGCTCGGTTCTCTCAACCAGAAAGGACGCGGTGTGCGGTCTTGAAATCCGCGTAGAGCCAGCGAGCGATGACAAGCACGACATGGAAATGGCACAGGCGATTGAGAACGACATCGTAAAGAACCGCTCAGCCCGCTTCGTTCCTCTTTTGCGTGATATGCTTGATGCCCTTGCAAAAGGCTTCTCCGTTTGCGAGATTGACTGGAACACGCAGGGGAAAACTTGGAAGCCCAGAAAATACGCATGGAAAGACCCGCGCTGGTTTCAGTACGACAAAGAAACAGGTCAGACGCTTATGCTCCGCGACGAGCTGACGAGCGAACTCCACCCGCTTTTACCCAACAAGTTCATAATACACGAGCCGCACTTAATCAGCGGAACACAGATTGCGGGCGGTCTGGCACTTCCTGCATTGTTTTATTTTATGCTCAAAAGTTACGATGTGACGAGTTGGGCAGCTTTCATTGACCGCTACGGCTTTCCTATCCGTCTGGGAAAATACAGCCGCAAGGCAACAAAAGACGACATCACCACGCTTCGCCGTGCGGTCGCTTCAATCGGTGCGGACTTCGGTGCCGTCATCCCAGAGGGTGCGACAATCGAAATCATAGAGTCCAAGACCTCAAGCGAGAATTCCGAAGCCTATCAGAAAATGGCGACTTGGATAGACAAGCAGATTTCAAAGCTCGTACTCGGTCAGACGATGACAACTGACGACGGCTCAAGTCGTGCGCAGGGCGAAGTCCACGAGGAAGTCAGACAGGACATAGCGGCGGCGGACGCTCTCGCAGTTGCCGACACGCTCAACTCAATGCTTGTAGTTCCGTACATTAACTTCAACTTCGGAGAGCAGGAACGCTATCCCGAAATCGTGCTTTATAAGCCAGATGAGCAGAATGTCGAGCAGGTAGTGAACGCAATCGAAAAGCTTGCACCTTACGGCTTTGTTGTCAAGTCAGATGAAATTCGCTCAATGCTCGGACTTTCAAAACCTGATGAAAAAGATGAAACCATCCGTGTTCTCACTCCGTATATTGCAAATGAAGAACACTCTGCTGAACTAAACGCAGCAGGTGCAAAAATCAGAGGTGAGTCAGACGGCAGTGTCGTTTCCGACATGGAAGCCGACTATTCAGGCGACCTCGTGCCGATAAGCGACGAAATAGCGGAAGTCTTGGAAAAGGCAGCTGACAAGGCGACCGACTTTGACAGCTTCAAAGCGGAGCTTTTGCGGCTCTCGTCAGAGTGGAGTGCAGACAAAATCGCCGACCTGATGGCGATAGCGTTCTTCTCTGCTCGTGCCAAAGGCGACAATAATTTCGAGGGGTAAGAGAATGACAGACAAAGAAAAAGAAATTGTGAAACAACTGGCACATCCTCTTTATACAGTAGAATTTCTTGAAGAATGGATAAACAGAAATGACAGTGTTTTTTCCAATGCTCCAGCCGCAATGCAAGCGTGTAGTGCAAAAGGTTTCTACGCTGCTGTAAAAATTATGGCTAATAAGGAGAGTCTGTAATGGCAGACAAACTCATTCCGAAACAAGCTCTTGAATACATTAAAAACAAGAAACTCCGCCCTGCGTTCAGCTACAAAGATGTGTGGAACGAAGAACACGCCACGGCTTTCACGGTCGCCAAGGCAATGCAGCTTGATGTTCTCTCAGACATAAAAGGGGCGGTCGAAAAGGCGATTGAAAAAGGCACGACTTTCGAGCAGTTCAAGAAAGAACTAAAACCCAC